TCTGGTTTAGGATGATTTGCTTTTAAATATTCAAAGTTTTCATCTGCGTTAGGTTCATCGAAACTTAGAAAAACTACAGGCATAGTTTTTAATTCTAGTGTTTCTATTTTAGGTACCGTGGGTTCCTTCTTATTAAAAAGGGTATTATCTAAAGAATTTATTAAACTCATTTCTCATCCATTCATAATCATTTATTAATTTTAGTTTTTCAATATTATCAAAAAACTGCTCGCCATACTTTTTGCCTTGTATTGCACCTTGGATACAATATTTTCCAAACTTATTTTCTTCGCCCACAGTAGTCCATACCTGTAATCTATATTCTGCTTCTGCGCGGATTTTTGTTGCTTCTTCAAAATTTATCTTATACAATACATCTTTATTGGTTAAATTAGATGATAGTTTAGTACATTCTCGAAAGGCACTTCTAAATGTATTAAATTCGTCATAATTAAATGCAGTAATATTACTAACTTCATTGAAGACTTTTGTGTTTAATCCAAAGCCTGTGGTAAAATCAATGACATCTTTGTCTGCTCCTAATAACGGTTGCTTAGGTAGTATTTTAACACCTCCGTGACCATAAATCAAGTCATTTATTGGATTTATACTGCACCAAATGTGAATACTTTCGTTCTCTGGTTTCCCCCATAAATCTAAATGTTTCGATGGGGTAAATGAGAAATCAAAATCTTCTAACATTATTGCATCACTGTCAACTACATAAAAATTATTGGTGAAACTTCTTCTAGCGCATTCTTGATGTGCTGCCGCAAAACCTTTTACACCATTAACTCGTCTAGCATTTGGTACTAGCTCTTTGAGACTGGCATAGTTTTCGTCGGCATATGGTTCATTGTAACTGAGGAAAAAAACATCTAGCATTATACTAGTATTTAATATTTTTACTCACGTTACTACCGGCACATTGTACTTTAAATAAAAGTCTTGAGCATCTTGAATATTATTAACCATGGGCTGGCCTTTGATATTCAAACTAGTGTTTAATAACATTGGGCAACCTGTTAAGCTATACCAATCTTCTAATAGCTTTCTAAATCCAGGGCTGTCATTCTTGGATACCGTTTGTACACGACTTGTTCCATCTTTGTGTATAATAGCAGGGAACTCATCGGGCTTAGTGCATTTAGCAACGAATTGCATGAATGGACTAGCTGTTATGTTTACTGGCATATCAAAGTATTCGTGTACATGTTCTTCTAAGATTGCTGGTGCGAATGGTCTGAATTGCTGTCTTCGCTTGATTGCGTTGACTGTGTCTTTGATTTCGGAACCTCTAGGATCTGCCAGTAGGCTTCGGTGCCCAAGAGCACGTGGTCCGAACTCAGCCTTGCCGCTAGCCACTCCCACAATTTTATCTCTTGTAAGTATACTAATAGTTTCATCAACTGGATATTCCTTGCCCATGTTTGTACCAAGATATGCTCCTGGCCAATTAACTTGCTCTCCAAAGAAGGCAGCAACTGCGCCAACACTACTTCCAGCATCCCCTGGGTTTGGCATGATCCAAACTCGATCCCAGTCTCCTGTGATCTCGCTGTTAGCTACACAGTTAAGAGCGCACCCGCCCATTAATACAATGTTCTTGCTGGGTAGATTCGCTCTAGCCCAACGACTGATGCCTTGTAATATTTCAGTATACACTTGTTGAACTGCGGCAGCTAAATCAAATGTATCCTGTTCACTGAGTAAATCCAAACGCCAATCTGGACAGCCGCGATGTAAGTTACGTTTGAACTTAACTTCGGGTCCGTTGATTACACTAAAGAAATCATTGTATATGTCGGCTTTATATTTATTGGGATCGCCGTAAGCTGCCATGCCCATTAAAATATATTCTTCTTCATTGGGTTTTAATCCAATGCGTTGTGTCATAGCACTAAACCAAAGGCCGAGACTATCTGGATAACCTTGTGTATAAACTTTCTTTAAGTCGTTACCTTGTCCTTGCCATATAGTAAGAGTTTCAAATTCTCCGATACTGTCAATAACAACAACTGTGGCATCTGCAAATCCGCTGGTATAATAACCTGCGGCAGCATGACTTTTGTGATGTTCACCTATTAATAAAGGTTGCGTTAAATTATATTTTGCAAGATACGTTTTAACATCATTCTCTTGAGTTCTATCGCCTTGCCCTGCCATGAATTGTCTAGCAGTTTTTAAGTCTGGATTTTCATACCAAACGATTAAATCTGGCTTACCGTATTGTTCAGCATCTTCAATAATGCCTGAGCAAAGATCTCCGTCGTTTTTAATTCCAGAGTATCGTTCACTGTGTGCCGCAAATTGTAATTGTTTATCATGCCAAACACTGACAGCGGCGTCATGACTATTGGCACTAATTCCCCAAATGTTCATCGGTATATAAATGGATCTCGTCGACGTAGTTCTTCTAATTTCTTCTTCAATTGAATTTGAAATTTTACGTCGGGGTGTTCATTATCAAACGTTTTGTAATGATCTAATAGTTCTTCTATTTTTCTAGTTAATTTAGAATTAAACGCACTGACGTCGATGCTTGCAATAATATCTTTGTATGTTTGGCTACTAAACAAATAATGTCCGCTGACACTAACTGCAATATCTCGATCAGTTACACCTTCTGGCACCCAACGCTGCCAATAATTTTGACTGTAAACTAACTCAGAAAATGTCGCCCATAAATCTTTAGAAGCAAACTCTTTTAATAAATCTGTTTGCATTACACCTAATTGAGGAGCAATATTTAAACTATCAACTCCGGCTTCTATTCTCTGCTGTATATCCTCTGCGGTAAAATAATCAGCATTGTGTTCTTTAAATAAAAATCCTGCGGCACGGATTTGTTCTCCTATTACCTTATTGCGTTCGATGTCAAATGTACCTACTTGTCCATCTTTAGTTAGACTACCTGTCTGCGTAACAAAAAATTTAACGTTATTTTTGTAGGGATTTAGAAATCCCAATTGAATGTCAATCCTAGCAAGACTGCTGTTAATATCAATACCAGTATTATCTTCGCTGCCAAATTCTAACATTATATTAGGATTCAAGTTTAATGCATATTCAATTAAACTTTTTGCATGATGTAGCTGATTGTCTTTAATGCGACTAACATCGATATGTATTAAATCAAATCCTGCGGCAATATCGGCTGATATAGTTTTCATACAACGATCCATGGCGTCTTCGATGGTTAGCCCGCGATCTAAATCGCTAAAGTATGGACCGCAGTGATCTCTGCATAATAATAAATTTGGATTTCTATATTGCTTAACTTGCTCTGCCAATTCGGCAGCAGTACAAACATAGCCAGTGACATAGTCAACTTGATTACGACTAGCAATAATCATTAACGGATAATTATTTTCTTTTGTATGTCGAGCAAGTATTTCTATTATTTCTTTACTCATTGGTCCAAAACCCAATTTAAACTGTTTCATATTGTCTGCTTTCAATTTCGTTGTAAACATCGATGTTTGGCTTTATGTCGGTATAAATTTCAAATTGCTTTAAAAACTGCGCCCGATAAAACTCACGTCCAGATACATATTTAACTCTTGCAATCTTACATTGTTCTTGCAATTCGTTGTCTTTGATTGCAAGATCTATAACAACTCTAGAATTAGGAGGTATTTGCCCCAGTTTATATGGACTGTCAAATGTGCTAGTGCCCAATGCGGTACAGTTGATCACTACATCACTGTAAGAATAACGATTATTCCATGTCACTGCATTTCTAGTACAGACGTTTAGATTACCGTAATGTTGTTCTTCTAGATATTTAACAAACATACTGCCAATGGCGCCGCCGCCTAAAATAGTAATTTTATCTCCAAGTTTTATTTCTTTACATACATATTCCACACCTGCTAAATCTGCATTGTAACCATGCGTTACACCTTTATCTACTTTTATAGTGTTACAACTATTATACATATCGACATACGGATGCCGGTTGTTTAATAATGGCATTACTACTCGTTTGAATGGCATGCTTACACTAATGCCGCTGACGCCTTCTTCTATTGCATCTTTAATACTTTGTTCAACATTATCACAGGCCAGCGGAGTATATGTTGCATCTATATTGTAGTGCTTAAAGAATTCTGTATAAAAGTATTCACCAGTCTTACCTGGATACTGACTTAGACTTATAAATTTTTTCATCGTTTGTATGCTCTTATCTGTTTTATTTTATTATCTTGATCAAACTCGATAACATCTACTACCTGTGCTACTATTGCATTATTAATTATAACTTTTATCTCTGCAATAACTGTGTCCAATCCCACAGCAATTTTATCAACATCAATTCTAATATCGTTAACTGAATTAAAGAAGTTTTGATTAAATTTTAAAATATTGTCTTTACCAACTACTTGAACTTCCCAGTCTGTTAATACAATACTGTCACTGAACAATACTTCTAGTGATGCGGCATCTTTCTTACAGAAACTTTGAAAGTACATTAATGCTATTTGGCTTTGTGTTGGATTACTCATTGTCTAACTCCGCAAATAATTTAATGCCTAAGTACCACAAGAATATATCAAATGGCGCTGTGTGTAAAGGACTCATGTTCCAAAAAATAATTGGTATTAGTTGTTGCACTTTGTTATAATCTAAATTGTTGGCTAAAATATATTTCTTTAAACGTTCTTGATATACTGTAATATGCTCGACACTGGGAATACTCAGCGTAACGCTGTCGTTGTCAATCTCAATGTTAAAGTTATGATTCTTAATGTTAGCGTAGTTAATAATTAATCCGCCGGCCATCTTGGCCAAGTCGTAGTATATATCACCGTAGTCAACAATGCCTGCAAACTCGTGTCGCCAGTCTATGATCTTAAACTCACCACTGTCGCTGACGACAATATTGTCAAACTGCAAGTCACCGTGCAAGAATCCCGGACGTGTAACTGTTGCTAGATATTCCCAATCTATCTTATTTAGATAGTAACTGTAATCTTTAACTGTAACATTGTCAATGTTAGTCACTGGCTTTAAATTAGGATACTTTTCTAAGAACTTATTAATACGTGCAAGGCTTTTTGTTTTATAAAACTCTACGCTTGCATCATGTATATCAGAGTCACAGTCTTTCCACACATTTGTTTCCAGCCAATTAAGCAATTCATTGAATGCTACTGGATTATTGAACTCGTATAATGTCTTGCCTGGAAAGAAATCATAGGCCATATAATTACCGCTGTGCGTACAGTTAGCAGGGAAGACATGTGGATTAGCCAATACTTTGTCATATTTCTTTTTAGCAACTGTAGTATCCAGCCACCATTTAACTACACGATTGTTGCAGATATATGTTACTTCGTCCTTTTTTGTGAAGTC